CGCCCCATGACCCCATGTCGAATTTGCTGGGCCCGCCGGGGGTCGTCGTCGCTATAACTTCAGCGTCACCGGATGCCTTATGGAACGCATCGACCATGTCCTCTCTATCGAAGACAAATACAGTCCATGTCGGGTGAGCGTCGAAGTTGTGGGGGAGGTAGAGCGGCCGGGGATGGTCAGGCAGCGAAGCTTGAATATACCTGCCAGTGGCGGCATCCCAGACCCACGTCAGGTAGTGCCGGTGCTCGTCCGAGCCGATCGTCGCGTCGGCTTTGACCAAATATGCGCATACAACGGGCCCGTCTGCATAAATCGCGGTATGTATGGGGTGGCCCCATTCGGGCAGTGCCCCATGGAAACGGGCGCCGGGAGGCGGCAGTGCGACCCCGAGCATCGGCAGGGGCCTAGGGCTTATCTAGGCTGAAATGCGAAACGCCACCGCGCTGCCGCCGCTTTTTGATGGTTTCCTTGATCCAATGACCGGTCTGAGACTTCTCCCAGCCCGCTGAATACATTTCATCGATTGAAAGGCAGCGCCGGTTAGCGCCGCCGTTCTCCCAGTTGCCCACACGGTGTAAAGAAAACCCGTACCCAGACCTAAAATATTCGCCGCAATCCGTGCATCGGCACTTGGCCGAGCCGCGCGGCACCATCGGATCGAAAGGTATTGGTTTAATGCCCATTGCCCACCGCTTTTTGGACTAGTTCTAATTGGCGTTGGCGGAACCGACGGGCTCCGCACATGTATGCGTAGATCGTTTGCGGTCGCTTTTTCAGGATCTTAGCGACCTGATAGCCGGTTAGCTCATAGCGTGCCATGAGTTCGCGCAGACGTTCCTTGGGAATCGATTTCGAGAGCATGGTGCGTATTACTCTTGTGTCAGTTTTGTGTCAATACGGGGAAGGTGCAAAATTTCGCGTGCGTCGTCGACCGTGTGCGCGATACCAGCGAAGCCGCCAGCTGCACTGACGGTATGAATGAAATTGATCTGCTCTCGACTGGCTTTCCCGCGAGCGCTCTTCAGCTCGATCGCGCAGAACACGGCCAGCTCCGTGCCGACGTCGATCGGCTTAATCAGGAGTCGACGCCAGCCGATCAAATCGGACATGCCGGGGATGCCGTACGCGATGCGCTTCTCAGCGTCATAGCCGACGTTCATTCTGAACAGGCGCACGGTATTGCCGACACTGAGGTGCGCACGCACGTCATGCAGCAGGTCACGTTCTTTCATCGTAGACCGGCCTCATTTGATGACTTTTAATTCTCGCTGTCGGTAATACCAATGATTAGGTTTACCGGCGACACGAGTAGCGAATTTACTCAATGCCTCGTCTCGAAACTTCACGGGGATCACACTGGGCCCGCCATCGGCTTTATGATTCTCATAGAAGTCAATCAAGGCATTCAGCCGGTCCAAGTCAGTTTTGGTTTTCATCCGATCCTCCGCAGGTCAAAACGACTGCGGTGCATTTTCCTGGGTAATACCAACTCCACGACAAAAATTCTGTTTTTAAGCCGTGTCTTGCAGCGTAAGCCAGAATATCTTTCCGTGGAGCATAGCTATGAGTGACCACAGCCACTGTGCGTCCGTTTTTGTTGTATACCTCGGCATGGTCTATCACGGGGTAAGCGGACATTCGTTTACGCTCGCTCAAGCGCCAGCCACGTGCCGCTGCGAACGCTTGCCTTGCGGCACGTTGCAACGAATCGAGTGCAGCGCTCGTTTCCCGTGATCGCCGGAGGATCTCGCGTCTTTCAGCCACCGGCACATCGCGTTTAAAATTGGTTGCGCGGTACGCTAAGGTTCGTTCAGCCATCGCTTGCCTGATCGCTGCAGCTGTCGGCATCATCCAATTCTCCGTTTCGCTGCTCTCCCGCGCATGACGTGATGCGCCCACATGTAGGGATTTTTCATCCCACGTCGCTTACCTAAATCTATGAGGGCCGCGAGGGTTTGCGCGGACCCTTGTTCTTTGCGTTTACGTTTGAGGATGAGTGCGTCTGCCGAAAGTTCTTCAAGACTTCCTCGTACTTCTGCAACTTTCCTCGGCTGGACTGGGAAGATCGCTCCGCAAGAGCGACAGACCAAGGCAGCTGCGGGTGAGACTGCAAAGCACGTTGGGCACGTTCGCAGGCTTCTTCGATCGAGGTCGCCGTGAGCCACCTTAGCAGCGCCAGCCAAAGACCACGATCTTGATTCAGTAGGCAAGCCGTGTCGGAAGACATTGCCAGCATGGTCAAATAGGACGGCGCACGTTTTCCCTTGAAGTGGCCTAAGTATTCGGCCCGCTTGTTGGAGCCAGAGCGTAAGGCTTTTGGTAGGGCGGAGACAGATGCCCACTTCGATCGCATCGAGGTCGAAACCCTCGGAGATGAGGTCGACACTGACAAGTATCTGGATCCGTCCGGCGCGAAACGCGGCGACCGCCAAGGTTCGAATGTCTCGCGGGGTTTCTCCATCGATACACTCGGCTGCGAAGCCGGCGGCTCTGAAGGCTTCGGCTCTCTTGTGGGCCGCCTCCCGAGATACGTCGAAAACAACGCACCGGGCTCCTTCCGTGTATCGACGGTAATGCTCGATACAGTCTCCGGTAACAGTGGGCCGGTCGCACCGGTCAATGATTTCAGCGGCAATATAATCGCCGTATCGGGTATGCATGCCTTCAGTGTCGACCGTGGGCGGAGCATAGACACGAACGGGGGTAAGGTACCCTTGCCGGATGAGTTCGTCATGTGTTGGTCCCTGTATTAAGTCATCGAAGAATTGATCTAGTCCTTCGCCCGATAGGCGCGTAGGAGTCGCCGTAACACCGAGAATCTTCGCCTGCGGATATGCCTGCACAACGCGGCCCCAAGTAGTGCGGGATACGCAATGATGAGCCTCATCGACAACGGTAAGATCCGGTGTGAACGCATCTAATCTCTTGGCGACTGTGAACACCGAGCCGACATAGACGTCGTGACCGGGAACGAATTCGTAGCCTGCAGCGATGAAACCATGTGGACAGTCCTCACGTGTCAACGCGGCACTGATTTGCTCCACCAGTTCGATGCGATGAGCAAGTAGCAGCACCTTCGTACCGCGCGCACGGGCGCCCGCCACGACATGAGCGAATATGACGGTTTTTCCTGCGCCACAGGGAGCGCACAGTAAGGGCGCTCGATGCCCCAGACGATATGAGTTGCGAATCTCACCGATCGCTTTGGCCTGATAGTTGCGAAGTTCAATCACATACACTCCCTATTGACAGAGTTGATTCTAGCGCGCATGCTCGCCCGCGTGCAAATAGGAGACACGCACATGGCTAACAATGCCGTCTTAACTGTCGAACAGGCTAAAGCAATCACTGGCGGTCGTGAGCCGCTGACCCCGGTCGAGTTCACCGAAGCCTGCAAACTGCTGGCTGAGTGCCGGGGAATAGACGAAGCCAAATACTGGGCTGATAAGGCTTCTGCGCTCGCCGCATGGGCCAAAATTTACCACTCCACTCGGATAGCGCGCGAGGCGCGCTTGCTCAAGCTGCATGCTTACCGGCGCATGGCGGAACTGGCTAAGGAAATCAAAAAGTCCAATGGCACCGCGCCGGCCAAAGTGCTGACTGATCAGGGACTGAAGAAATGGGAAGCGAACGAAGTCATGGCTGTCGGCCGCGTATCCAAAGAAAAATTTGAGGCTGCCGTCGCTGCAGCCGTACCGCCGGCCCCCTCCTACTTCAAGCGTTCCGCCGTCGCGTTCAACGGCAGCGTCGGCAACGCCATGCGCGCGTTGCATTACTTCACGATACGGATCGATGCGACCGAAATGGCGCAGCAGGTTCCGCCTAAAGAGGTGAAGTATTACCAGCGCATGGTCGAATCGCTCAGCGACTGGCTCGATGAATTTGACCAGCACCTGAAGGGCGCCAAAGAATGACTGTACACACCTTCGATACCGAAGCTGCATGGCTCGACGCCCGCGCCAAGTGCGTCAGCAGCACCGAGTCGGCCGCGCTATTCGGCATGTCGCCGTATCTAACTGCTTACGAATTGGGGGTCGAGAAGCAGGGCATGCTCGCGCCGGCCGAGCTGTCGAAAAACGAGCGCGTGACTTGGGGACGTCGTCTACAGGATGCCATCGCACAGGGCATAGCAGACGACTTCAAAGTGGCTATCGCAGGACAGGAGTACGTCTACATCACGCACGAAGACGAGCCGCGCATGGGAGCATCGTTTGACTACTGGGTCACTGCTGCCGGCGACGAGCGCAATGCGCTCACCGATCTCTTTCACGAACACGGCCCCGGCCTGCTGGAAATAAAAAATGTTGATTGGCTCATCTTCAAAGACTGGCCCCTGCCGGATGCGCCTGACCACATCGAAATCCAAGTGCAGCACCAGCTGGAAGTTGCCGGATTGGAATGGGCCATTATTGGCGTACTCATCGGTGGGAACCGACAAGAGATTTTCGTACGGCGGCGCAATCGTCAGGTTGGCGCGGCGATTAAGAAACGCATTCACGACTTTTGGCACGATCTTGAGGCTGGTGTTCTTCCTTCACCCACCATGCCGCAGGATGCGGATATCGTCATTAAATTACACCAATACGCAGAGCCGGGGCTCGTGCTCGACGCGCAGAACGATCTGGTTCTAGCGAATTTGTGCGAGGAGTACGACTCCGCGCGGCACGTCGCCAAAGAGGCTGAGACTGCACAACGCACGCTCATGGCGAAGATCCTGACGCACATAGGGGATGCGGAGCGTGCGCTACTCAGCGAGTTCAGCGTCTCAGCCGGCATGGTTGCGGAGACTGAGGTACGGGCGTACAAGCGTCCCGCCTATCGTAACTGTCGCATCACTAGGAAACGCAGTGGAAAAGACAAGACACAATCTGCCAAATAATCTGTCGTGTTTGCAGTGTCGGTTTTGTGACCAAGTCACCAATCTGGTACAGCAGCGCACGGTTAATATCTGTCGGCTGAAACCGCCCAGCGTGCACGCGATGCCGGGGCTCGATCAGCAGACACGACAAGTCGGCTGGATGCAGACAACGCTGTGGCCGGAAATCGCTGCGGCGGATTGGTGTGGAGAATTCGAAGCTAGATTAGCTTCATAGCGAGGGCATCCCATGGAGACACTACTGTTGATGTTTGCTTATACCACCGGAGACGCGCCGTTCTGCCTTGTCGATAACTTCGGCAACATGACGTGTTTCTATTACACATTGGATGCATGCGAGCGCGCGGCCGATCATCACATCGGCAGTTCGGAATGCGTCGTGAATCCAAACCGGGAGGATTGACATGGCTGAACCAAAAAAAGACATCTCTGTACTGGTGAACACGATCCAGCATCGTGACCTGCAAGAGGTGCTGCGTAAGACGCTCCCTGCAAGCGTGTCACAGGAGCGGTTTACTCAGGCTGTAGTCGCTGCGATCAAGCATCGGCCTGAGATTTTCTTAGAGTGTGACCGAGGATCGGTCTACAGTTCTATCGTGGAGGCGGCCAAGGACGGCCTTCTCCCCGACGGACGACACGGGGCTCTGGTGCCGTTCCGCCCCAAGGGTGGGGGACCGTCGCGCTGCCAGTTCCTGATAATGCCCGAAGGTATTATTGACAAATTGGCGAAAATAGGCATCACCTGCTATGCAACGTCGGTCTACGCCGGGGATCGTATACGGATCTGGAACGATGACACCGGCCAGCATGTCGAGCACGAACCGGTCACGTTCGGCTCCAGAGGCGACAGGATCGGCGCCTATGCCTGCGCGAGGATCCAGAAGACAGGCGTGACCTACGTCGAAGCCATGAACATGCAAGACTTGGAGGCGCCAAAGCGGGTCACCAAGTCAAAGGACAAGGGCGGAAACCTCGTCGGCGCGTGGGCCGAATGGCCCGATCGCATGGAGCAGAAGACGTGCCTGCACCGGATCTGCCGGCGCCTGCCCAACGTCGAGCTGCCTGATGATGAAGAATTCCGCGAGCCGGAGCGGCCGGCCATTACGATAGACTCCGCGCCCATTGCCAGCGCACCGCCGCCTGCCGGTAACGGACGGTCTGCCGCGCTGCAGCGGGTAGTTGATGCCGACAGTGTTGTGTCTCCCACTTCGCCCACGGCACCAGCTCCTGCTGCAGCGCAGGCTACTGAAGAAGAAGCACCCCCCTATACCGACACAGAGGTTCCGTTCTGATGGACCCGCTAATTGAGCAAGCGATTAAACTTGCCGCTGACGCAGCCAATGATGCTTGGCGCGCAGGGTTTGCCCAAGGTTACAGAGAGGGGGCTAAGTGGGCGCTCGATGAAGCGATGAAGATCCTGACGGGGAAGAAGAATCCTGAGTCATCGACTCAGACTCCACCATGACTGACCTTATCCAGCGGCTGCGTACATGGGCGGGATGGTGCCATGTGCAGAACATCAAAGCGGAAGTTCAAGCTGTTATGTATGAAGCCGCCGACGAGCTGGAGCGCATATCCTCGGTACTTGTCGATAAAGACAGAGAGATCGAGCGCCTGACGCGGGAGATAGCGTCTGCTGGCAGCATTGCGGCTGTCAATGCGCGGCAGTGCGAGATCATCACTCGCCTGACGCGGGAGCGGGATGGATTGCAGAACGCTTTCGATCACCGCGTAGAGGATCACGAAGAATTGATCCAAGACTATCACCGCCTCCGCGCGGCGCTGGAGCTGATCATGCGTAAGGAAGGCACCGACGAGAGGTCTTACGACATCGCCCGCGAAGCGTTCAAGGGGGAGAAATGAGTGATCTCATCCAGCGGCTGCGCACGATGAATATCGCGCTGACGCATGAAGCCGCCGACGAGCTGGAGCTGTTCATCGAATGGAAGAAAGTAGCAATGGAGGAGGCGCGCTGCGCTGAGAAGGAGATCGAGCGCCTCCGCGCCGCGCTGAAGGAAATTGCGGAGATGCTGATACCCGGCGGCGGATTAGCCGTCGATGCGTGCATGAAAGCCATCGCCCGCAAAGCGCTGTGGAACCAAATACCTAGGCCACTCCCCTGACCTTCTCGACCGTCCGGTAGGCGCCGAGTCCCAGCATTCCAAATAGCAGGGTCATCAGCGTATTCCCGTCGAGCGTCGGGAACACGATCGTCTTGCCAAATAGCGCCGACACCCACGTAGCGGTAGGCGCGAACACGAACTGAAAGAATAGGCCCGACGCGCATATCCAGCCGACGAACGGGCGCCAGTAGCTCTTGAATTTCTCCGTACTCTGCGCTTCTGCGAGATTGACCTGACTCTGCGCGGTCGCGATCTGCAGCTGGGCATCTAACTCCTTCAGCTGTTGATTCTGTTGCAGCTGCAAGAGTTCTACCTGTAGCTTTGCCCGATCTTCCGCTGAAGGAATGTATTTCTCTACCAGCTGCAGCACCGGCCCAAGCAGCAGGTCAATGATCGGGCTCATCGTCGTCCCCTTTCGAGTCGCTCTAATCGCTCGTCGATCGATCGCATGTGCTCATCCTGCTCTTTGTTCTTCTGCAGCACTGCCCCCTGCCGCTCCTCTAGGATATCCAGCCGGCGCAAGACTTCGGTATGCGCGAGGTTATTCGAATCGTTCCAGCGCTCGATTTTGTCCAGCTGTTTGTTGACGGTGCCATCGAATAACCATACTGCCACCGGCAGCATGATCGACCATGCGGTAAATCCGAATCCTAGAACCTTGAGCCATCCTGCTGCATTACCGTTAGCGTCGACGACCTTCGTCATGCACTCTCCGGCAAGGGCACATCCGCAGTGACTTGAGCCACGTACGTCTGTGTCTCTTTGAACGGTGGGATGCCCTTATACCGTCGAACGTTGCCGAGCCCTGCGTTGTACGCTGCTATGGCGAGGCGCCAGTCCTTTGTATCTGTGTGCATATTCACTAGGAACTGCGCCGCCTCTTCGATCTGATCCCCCACGTCTTCGTCAGTGAACGGTATCGGCCGGCGGACTGAGGTGAAGAACGGGGAACGTAACTGCATCATGCCGAGTGCGCCGATCGGCGAAACGTACGTGCCCCGAATGATGTCCTCCCGAAAGTGACTTTCCTGATACGCGATGCGCGCCAGAAGATCCGGCGGGATCCCCCAGAGATTTTCTGCTGTATGCAGTACCGGCACCCAGATTGGACCCTGTCCTTCGTCTTCCCAACTCATTTGCGCAGCTGCTTGGTGAGATGGAAAATAATGTCATTCATCGAGTTCACATATCGCTGCATGGCGAACGTCTTGACTTCATCATGCTTCGTTGACAGCCAACCGTCCCACGCGAACGCTGTCGTCGGACAGTCGAAATCGCAGCTGTATCCAAACGCACCATTCGTTTTCGCCAAATCAGCGTGAGGAGCATTCGCCTCCCTCCATGCCTTGTTCAGATACAACGTAAACCAGCCGCTGATCGGGGGCCATTTGTGGGTAGGGTCTCCCAGTGCGCGGTCGTGAGCCCAGTAGGGGCATATCATGTGGAACTGCGCGCCCCAGTCGAGCACGCGATAGAGTTCATTGAAAAACACGATGCGCTCGCCGGCATCGAGATGCTCGATGAAGTGACTGGAATGCGCCTCTTCGACCGAGCAATCGGCCCAAGGCCACGGGGTAGTACGCACGTCCATGACGTGCTTCACCTTGCCATCGAACGGGTAAATATCGACCCCTTCGTACCCCTGCGCGGTATTGGGACCACAGCCGAAGTCCAGCCGATGCTTCAATACGATTTCCGGTGCTGCACTCATGTCAACCACCTTGCCAATAGGTCGCGCAATTCAGGCCAACTGATCTGTTTCATTTGCTGCTGATCGCCGCGACGTGCCCATATAACTGACTTCACGACGTGAATCACTAGGATTTCGTGTGGTTCGAACGGGCCGACTAACTCACCAGACGGTATCGGCCGCTCCGAATTTTCCGTCGTAGTCATAGTGCCCTACCAGTACCCGCGTATCGACGGCGCAGCGATATCCGTATTTCCTCGCGTCCGTCCAGAACTGCAAGTCCTGAGTGCCGACGCCCTCCTTGCCGGCGATCGTCCTGAACCACGGCTTTTTCAATCGGTCGTCTTTGAAAGTCTTTAGCCGCCAGAGCGTGAATCCCATCGAGAGCCCGCAGCACTCCTGAATCGTGTCAGGTATCGGCACCTGTGGGCGGTAGTTAATCTGTACGTCGCGCGGATCGCCCCAGATATGCGCGCATCCGCCTTCGCCCTTACACCAGTACAGGCCACCGATCGCCGCGTATTCGGGATGCGCCTCCATATCTTCGATCAACTTAATGACCCCATCGGCCGGCGGCATGTTGTCGTGCTCGATCGTGAGCAACCATTCCCAGTCCTTCAAATCGCCGTGAATCATGAAGTCAGAGATTGCCTGACTGTAGGCGTCGCCTACCTCTTGCCCCAGCGCGAGGTGCCGGTACACGGCCTGATTAGGCGGGAATACCAGTGACCAGTGGGAAAGAGCGACCTTCGCCGGGATGAGGTCTGCCGATGGCAGCACTACGATCGTGCGCTGTTTCTTCCAGCTGCCGCCCTGTTTGACGCGCGCGATCGATTTACCGAGGTCTGAATTGTGCCGTCCCCTGAAATCCGTACTCACTACTTGTGCTTTAGCCATTAGGTCGTCCAGCCTACACCGGCGCTCCACGTGGGGAAATAAATAGCAGTCGCTCCGCCGTATTGTAAAGCGTTAGTCCAGTTAAAAGTCGCCGTCACAGCGGCATTCGATGTCGTTATCCACCAGCCTGCGGCTATACCGATCGTGGCGTTACGTTGCGGACTGCTTGTCGACGCCGTGAATGGGCTCGCCACAGACATCGTCGTAGTGGTGCCGGGATCCCCGGCTGTCGCTAAGCAAGAGAGCGCGAGCATGCCTGCGAATGGGATAGTGGTAGTCGTCCCTCCGGTCCCTGTAGTGACGCTACTGGCACCGCTATTCGTGGCTGCTGCCGTTGCGGTACCGGGAGGCACCTGAGCCGCGTAGCCAAGACCAGTCCACTCTTCAGCGATGAACGCTGCAGCCGTGTTTGCACCAGATTGCGTGATCGACATGGTGACGGCCTGAGAGCCGCCCTGCCCAAGGAAAATGAATGGACACGCGGCAATACCAATCGCTTCACGTGGCCCCTGATATATATCCTGTTCGTAATTATTGGTGCCGTCTGAGATGGTGAACGTGCGATTCGCTGCCCCACCGAAATAAACTACGATCAAATTACCGGGAGTCACATTGGACGGGAAAGCAGCCGTAAGCGGCAAGCTTGCTCCCGAGTTACCCGAGGCCCCGCAGGCTTGTACGACCGCTGGTGCTGGCATAGTTACACCACGTAAAGAAACAGGGTTTTCGTGATCGTGCGCGGAGGCGTCGCACTGTCGGTGACAGAGAACGTCGCAATCTCTATTTCTCCAGCGATGCCCGCTCCCGGTGTCCCGCCAATAGCACCGGTGGCTGAATTAGTCACTGACAGCCAGTTACCGGTATTCGGCGTGCACGATGTCATTGTCCACGTCTGCGCGCCGGTCGCGCCGGTCGTCGCCAGAGTCGTCGAGTATGCCACGCTATGCGTTGCGTTCGGTAGCGGGGAAGTCGTTGAGACGAAGTAATAGCCACGGAATCCGATCGGCCCGCCATCGCTTGCCGCAGTGGCATATGTGCCGCTCGTGATGACCCAGTCATGCGGATTCGCGGGAAATGTGGTGTTGTTGACGAAATTCGCAAAGCCACAGCTGGCGTACACGACGTTAGGTTTATCGTTCGTAGAATAGCTAGTTGCGTCTGGGCTGCTGCCGGTGTACAGGTTGTAATCTACTAAACCCGATGTTGGGGTATTCGGGAATAGCGTGCTGAACGTAGACGCGCCGTGGCCTAAGCCGCCACCCGTGAAAGCGTTGCCAGCGTCGAAGACATTGTTAGTGATCGTTATGCGATCCGAGTAAATCTGTCGGCCGTTGGGAGTAAACCCATCAGACGCATAGTTGAATACGCTGATCCCGTTGTTGAAGTAACCGTATACGCCGTAATTCTGCGCTTGTGACCAGAACGCATTGGAACTGTTAACGATGTAGGTGTTGTGATCCCAGATTTGATCTGGGACATTGAATGCGAGGTGAGTGCAGAACGGCTGCGTGCTGGTATTACCGATCGCTGACAGGTCTGGCACGTCGAGATAGCACAGGTTGTTCACGAACCGCATTCGGGCACACTGGGTCCAGTAGACACCCCCATTCTGTGCCGTGACACCTCCGGTGGGACCAGAGGGATACGCCATGCCCCCGGTGTGGAGAATCAGGTTGTCATGGACGTTCACGTCCGTTCCCTGAACCCAACCATTATTACCCATCTGGTCATTGGCCCAGAACACGAAGCATCGACCGCGCTGCGACTGCACGAACGCCATGGCGCAGTAGGAGAACACTGAACCGTATACCTCAATACGGTTGATCGCTTTGTGCTCCATGATGTTCTTGAAATCTGCGCCGCTGGAATTCGTGAACCATGTCGAATCCTTGCCAAGCCAGTTGTAACGGCACGTCCAGTCGCGCGGTGGATTCAGAGGATCTATCTCGACGCCGCCCGTGAACCAGCATTCAGTCACCGCTGACAGGTAACTGTTCTGCACGCAAACGTTCTGACCGCCATGCCCAAAGATCGCGTGTGATTCGTTGACCGGATATCCAGTCAGCTGCGGAAGAATAAAATTGGCGGCTGTGGTTGCTGCGATCGTAAGGTTTGGACTCCACGTGACGCTGGCATTGCCGGAGGTGCATACCGTATCGCGCACCTCACCACTGCTGAACACGAAACGGAAAGTTCCTGACCCCTGATTCTGCCCGTTGGGATTCGTTCCCCAGTTCGTCGTCAGCGTGGCGCCGCCGGCCCCGATTCCCGGTCCCGCCGTGAACGTGGCCGCTTGGGAGCTGAGCCCGTCCCATGTATCGCTATGACCCTGACAGTAGCACTGATGAATGAGCAGGTTATTGCAATTGACGTGAAACCCGTAGCGACTGAAGCTGTAACCGCTCGACGCGAAAATCTGCGTTGGATCACAGCCGGTCATGCAGCGATCGAAGGCAATGTTATTAGCCGGCGTCGGACTCGGCGAGCCGATCGTGGGGAACGGCATCTGCACACAATACTGGTTAGCCCAGCCAGTGAACATGAATTGCAGATTCGCGGATGACTGCGTGTAGCCGAGCCCCGGGCTCCAGTTAACTGCCGTGCTGCCGTTCGTCATGTTGACCGAGCGCGTCTCCCCACTGGGGAAAAAGATGAGCCAGAAACCCGATGTGTTGGTAACGCCGGGGAATCCCGCCGTCAGTGTCGCGCTAGTGGCGCCGGTGCTTGGGATAGCAGTCACAGCCAGTGTCATGGTTCCATTCGTCAGAGGTGGACGGAACCAGATACCTATGAATCTAAGATAATTCGCGCCTTGGTTGAGAGTCAGTGATACGCCATTTACTACAGAGCATTGAATCTGTGCCATCGATCCCGTGTCGGTGTTGTGTACCCAATTCCCTCCCGCACCACTGCTGAGATTGGAAATCCCTGCGCCGAGGTTGGTGTTGTAGCTATACGCTGGCAGAGTTCCGCCCGCGCCGATGTACTCCTTTGCCTGACTGGAAACAATGTATGTCCACTTATTGCTGGGGTTGGAGACTTGAGGCCAAAAATACCCAGCGCTAGCACCAGTGTCATACGTTGCGCCGGCCGTCAGAACTATAACGTCGCCGGGGGCATAACCATTGATAGCATGTTGCAGCGAGCAATTGACCGATCCTCCCGGTCCCGTGCCGGCAGTATCTCCCGGTGTGAGTACCGTGCACGTCCACGTCGTGCCACCTGTCGGCAGAGATGGCGGTACTATCCAGCTGTCAGGATTCGTCGGCGCCGTAGGCAGGGCAGCAGCGCCGGTCGCCAGCGTAGTAATCGGTCCTATCGTGATACCGGGGCTCTCAGCGCTGGTCGCCGGATTGAAAGACTTGACTACATAGGTGTACGTCGTGTTTGGAGTCAGCGCTGTGCTAGGTGGGCAACCATCCATGTAGCCGCCCATGGTATTCCCGAAAGGATCCTGTACCTGATTGGAGCGAAGTAAGCTGCCATTGCGATAAATGTTGATGTGATTCCAGATGACCTTGATCGAGCTGATCGCAACGAATCCAAGCCCGCCACTCCAACTGATCGCTGTGCTGCCGTTGGTGAGATTTCCTCCGGTGTGTCGTTCTAAAATATTTCCGTTGGTAAATTCCAAAACGTAATTTGTATCGGTAAGTCCACTGAACGGAGCAGTTAGTGTCGCGCTCGTGCTCCCACCTGACATCGTTCCGGTCGCGGTAGCCGAAGACGTAGTTCCATCCCAACCAAACGAGTAAGTCGTGAGCCCTATTTGCCCCGGCCACACGGCTGCAGGATCCGCCATCGTCGCGCCGCCGCCGGGAACAAACGCTGTCCCTCCAGTCTCGATGACGCGGCCGAGACTATCAACCAATACGGTCATGGCTTAAGCCGTGAAGTTATGGAAATTCAGCAGGCTGACGGTAAAGCTGGGACTGAGGCCAGTCAAATGCGAAAACGCCATGGATCCCGGCAACGCAGCCGAAGTCGTCGACCACGATCCCATTCCCGGCAGCATTTGGACAGTGGTAGTCGTCGCGGCTCCGAGCAAGCCGTAATTGCTACCAAACTGCGCGCCCATTCCGCACAACGTTATCCAGTTCGCATTAGTAAACGTCGTGTTCGACATGACCGCGTACCAGACATCTCCGCCAGTGTAGTTGACATTGATCGGCACAGAGATACGACGGGCGCCGGTGAGCGAACCGAAAGAGTTATTGGAAGTATTCTGCATCGCATAAGACTGCGAGCCGGACGTCGCAAGCGAGAGCGTCGAGGCGTTGCGCGTGTACAGGCCGACGTAGAACGAGAAGTTCGCTGAACAAGAAGAATTGCTGCTGCTGGAAACAGACACTGTCACGAACATGTCGGCGCGCGTCGCCGTGAATGGATATGGATTCGAAATCGGTGCGACGCCGATGACGCCGTTGGAACTCTGGTTGCTGGTTGTTAACGTGAATACGTTATCCATAGCCAGCGCTTGGAACATGGACAACTGCGGCGGCAAAGCCGATATCACGATCGAACCGTTGGACAGCCCAACCGACACTTGGCCGGCTCCGCTGATTGAGAACGACGACAGATTTACGGAATTGCTCGACGTCTGAGTAGTGTTCCCCACCGCGAACACGCTAGCCGGCGCGAGGCCCACCGATATCGTCGAGGCATTCGTTTGGACCGTGATGCCAGAAGCCCCGGAAATGGACGACGTTGCGGGGGCAGATATCAGAAGTGAGCCATTCGATATGCCAGCGCTCACTCCACCAAGAGCATTCACTATCATCGAAGACTGGGCGATTGTGCCGCTGGACGATGAGACCGTATTGCCGGTAGCGAAGTAGGTGTTAGTCCCAGCGCCGCCGCCGGCACCCGCGCTGATCGTGATCGTCTGATATGTTTGCGTGCCGAATATGCCGTTGGCAGCTGTCTGGGTAGACACCGACAACGTGATGTTATTGCCTCCAGCAAAAACCGCTTGACCCGATTGCAGGCCGGTGTTTCCGGAAGTGTTTCCTATGTTAGAAACCCCAATGAAGAGGGGCGGCACTCCGAGCTGTAATGACCCGTTGCTGATACCTCCATAGAGAGCGTTATTGTTGTTGGTCGCGCTGGAGCCCTGAACGACAACGCTGGACAGGGCGAGCGTGCCGCTGGAGGTGAACGGGGTAAGGGAATTACCCAACCAGTAACCAGTCATCGAATTGGCAGCGCCACCGGCGCCGGCCGAAATGGTGACAGTCATGGACCCGGCATTGGTCGAGCCGGAGAGCGTTACGTTGTTACCGCCGGCCAGAACCAGCTGGCCCGTGACTACGCCTGTGTTTCCAGAAGTGTTACCGCCGGTCGAAACGCCCCCTGAAAAGGATGTGAACGCGGCCGATTGTGGCGCGGAGATGACCAGTGTGTTACCGGTCATGCCGGCTGAAACGATGCCATCTCCGCTCACCACAAGGGATGAGAGCGGCATAGTTCCAGAGGTCGATTGAGTGGTGTTTCCAGTCCCGTAGACCGTCAGAGTGTTGGCGCCTCCACCGGCGCCGCCGCTGATGGTGATCGTCTGTACGGTGCAGGTACCGTATAGACCATTATTCGCGGTTTGAGTCGAGACAGAGAGAGTGATGTTGGCTCCGCCAGCTAACACCATCTGAAGAGACTGGATTCCGGTGTTACCGGACGTGTTACCGATATTCGATACGCCCGCGAAGTAATTCGGCACGCCTACCTGCAAGGTGCCAGCGGAGAGTCCCACGTATGCCGCATTTAGCCCGCGTACCGAGTAGCTCACCTCATTGATCGACGAACTGGTGCTGTTACCGGTAAGAGTGTTACCCAGCAAGAACGCAGAGAGCGTGCCGCCGCCACCACCTCCAGCTGCAGCACTCAGAGCCAGATTCAGGCCAGCGGTATTGATCGTGATCGATCCGCTGACGTTGGTGCCAGCGAACGTCGTATTCGTACCGATATTAGCGGTGTCACTGAATGAAGCTGTGACTATCGAACTGTTCGACAGCCCAAACGACATGTTATTTGAATTGCTGAATACCACCTGTCCGCTAGTGGCATTCTGCGTGCCGGCCGATAGCGCCGATACTCCCGGCTGGAAGCTGGCGGTGAGGTTCGATGAATTCGAAAGACCGAAACTGATGTTGTTGCTGTTAACGAAGCTGACGCTCTGAGAGGTGAGCGTCTGTGTGCCGGCGATAACGCCGCCGATCCCAGCAGCTGGGCCGGGATTGACAGTAGCGGTAAGAGTTCCGCCCGATACGCCGAAAGTCACGCCATTGGAGTTCGCAAACGAGACGACGCCTTGCGCAGTCCCGGTGCCGGCAATGACGCCACCACCTCCGCCACCTCTTACACTCACATGCCTTCTCCCAGCATGAAGTAGTACGGAATTGACGTGCCCGTCGAGATGTCATTGACCCAGAGTGTCTGGCCCGTAGGCAGCGTGAACGTCTGCACGACATTGGGGACCAGCAACCAGCCCAGTTTACCGTTTCCAGCCCCCGCCGATGGCAGTGCGATCGTCGTCGTGGCAGTCGTGAACGACACGAAAATGTTCGTGCCGCCGGCATTCACGATCCAGATTTGAGGTGGAAATGTGACCGTGAGGCCCAGATTGGCGAGGCTGATCTGCGTCGAGTTTGCTGTACTGGCGACGCCGTTGGTTTGCAGCTGAATCGTGTTCGACTGCGGGGCAAATGACATTACGCCAGCCATGGTTCACCCCTTATTGACTTCTATGCTGCCGGGGTCATCGAAGTCCGTACCGTTGAAGTTGTCCCCGGTGCTCGCGTTGCGCGATACATCCGGCTTCCCACTGGCATTCGTGGGCCCCCAGTTAACCCCGCTATCGCTACCCCGGCCGAGTACATCCGGCCGGATATTGCGCTGCGTCCGATGGTTGAACCGGAAGTTCATGAAATTGTCCATGATCCCCGGTGACGTGGGGGTCGCTGGACGCTCGTTTGTGATCGAGCTACGACGTTTCGTGATCCTTGGGGCCATGGCGTTCACTCCTGTACAGCACTGGCAGGAATACCAGCACTGAAAATGAAGCGGCAACCGCTAGAGATATCCAACTGTGATACCACATCGACCAAAAGAACAATCCTGCATTGATCCCAAGCGTCACCAGTACCAGAATCTTCGTCGACAGTACCTGTAGAGCGATGCTCAGAATGCTCGCTGCGTCAGTTGCCATTACCGTGCCCTTACTGAATTCAAATTTTAGCTGGGTCGAGGCTTGCGAATTTCCCGCCTTTTCCTTCGTCACTGTGCTTGTACAAAAGACTGTAAGCTCTCAGTAATCTGTCTGCAATCTGTAACTTTTCTTTCACGGTCGCCGCTGTCTCCAGCATCCCGTTGAGCAACGCGATCGTCTGGTCAAGCCCCTCAGTCTTCTCCGTCATCCGGTGCTCCAAAGTCTTCGTACCCCATAATCGCGGCACCACTGCCTATTCCACGGGCCAGCTCGCGCGCAGTGCTTCGTTTCCCCCCGCGCATGTTCTTCAACATCTTACGTTGCACCGTTTCAGTGCCCAATGCCCAGCGGCTGACTGGGCGCGCCAGAATCAGGCCAGTGATCTTTGGATGCCCAGAAACCATGCCCGAGCCGCCCAGTAGGTAATCGATAGCGCTGAATTCGCCGGTTTCGCCTGTGGTGCTGACGCTCTGGACGTCCTTTTTGAAGTTGCGCGCGGTCATGCCGATCGTCTTCAGGCCCCCCGAGAGGGGCATTTTCCTCTCAATTCCCAGAGCATAATCGGACGCACGCACATGCCCGCCCGGTCCCATGGAATCCTCGACAAACGAGATTTTCGATAGTGCCACGCGAGCCGCGCGTAACCGGTCGATCGCGTGCGGATCCTTCAGTGTCAAGTGCGCGACGCGCTGCAATTCCTCATCGATAGCGTCGGAAATCTCTCGCTGAGTCTGTCCCAGCGCATTCGCTTCTGGATTGTAGTTCCGTAGATTCATTCTCGACAGGCGCCGTAGTTCGCGCACTTCATCTTTCGCCTCGCCGGCATTGAACCACATGGTTTTATAGTTGGCCTTTTCCTTTTCGATCGATTCGAAGCGTGAGCCTCCGAAACTCTTCCCCCGGTTGGCGAAACGTCCGCCAGCCGCATCGATCTTGTCGCGGTAATTCCGGCTAGTAGTCACGTCCCCGATCGTGTCGAAGACCGCATATGGCTCATAGGCTTCCTGTTTCAGTCGCTTGAAGGTGATTTCATCCAAATCCGTCTCCGGCGTAAGGCCCAATTCCGCCTTGGCGAGCCGGTCACTGACCTCCTCGTTGAACGACGAATTGGTCATGTGCACCTTGGGGCCGCCGGCCATGGTCTGAATGTCCTTTGCCAGCTTCCCGCCGATGTAGGCAGGAGACAGCTTGTAGCCGGCCGTGTGCGCGTCCTGAGCGGCCTGAGAGGTGATCTTGCTATAGACCCGGCCCCCTTCCTTTTCAGCGATCCCCAGCAGCTTGCGATCGAGTCCTGCGACACCCCCGCTAGCCAGTATTTCGTTGAATCCCTCCGCAAACTTCCCCATCCCTGCACTGGGGGCGGAAGTGTATTTGTCGACGATACTATTCCAGTGATCCGACGGGCGCTCAACCAGCGGGCCTAACCCCGGTATGGCGTTGCCGATGTCCGTAGCGATGTCTGGTATGAAGGAAATGGCCCCGAAAATACCCTTTGCCAGCGGACGCACCACTGAGCTAGTCCCCGGATCCATTTTTCCGGTCGCCGCCGCCTGCGCTCCGCCTTCCGTGAACACGTCTCCCTCGTTCCCCGTGATCGTCGGGTTACGGGAATCAGGCTGCTGTGCCGATGGTTGGACTGGTGGGCGTTGCATTCCCTGCAGACCCTGAGTCTCTTCCTCTTTGCGCTTCGCCTGATACGCCTTAGCAACAGTTTCGAATTGGGAACTACCGCGCTTGTCGGCGTTCTTCGTGATCCACTGGGCATATTCTGCTGCGGTAGCCATCACTGCTGTCCTGACGTTATTGCATCAGCCTGTTGAAACAGCAGCGCGTTGCCAGCTGGCGGGGTTTCGGCCGCACCGGCCAACCCAGACTGCTGCATCACATCTCTTATGGTCGTTTTGGGATTGTTACCGAATTCTAATTTCGTCACGTCATCCTGAGTGTATGGCACTGCCTTACGCATCTGAGACACAATCTGCCGGATATAGTCTTTTTGTGGTTCTGAAACTTTGGGACTAGAGAGATAGAGTTCAGTCCCTTTCTCGACGATCTGCCTGATTTGCGCCATCTTGCGCAGCTTTGTCAGATTCGACTGTCCCGGCTGAATGACCACTGCATCCATCATGTGAGTCAGTGAACCACTGGGCGCCAGTCCCGCCGCTTCGATCGCCGCGAGATTGCGCTGAATACCAGTGACCATCGTCTGGTAGTCCTGTACCTCTTGCGACGTCATCGCATTGACCAGACCAGACTTACTCGCGTCCAAAATACTGCCCTTTTCCGGCCTGCCCAGCCAACCTGATTGCACAGTAATCGGCAAGTTCATTATGTTCTGCACTTCCTGTGTAGCCTGCGCGGCGCCCTGCACGATACGGTCGAACTGCTGTTCGGCGCGCGAGCCCATGCCGCTGCCACTGGCGCTCTTAGGATCTTTCGGGCCGCCGGGGATCGGTTCGGCGACCGGCCGCCCTGTCTCATCAGTCGCTAACTCACCATCCGGTGTCATCTTCCAGCGGTAGTTACTCGGCGGCTTGCCGAATTGGTCGAGCTGCTTGATCTTTGCGCGTACCAAATCCCGCTGTGCAATGGCTTCCGTCGTGCGCGCGTGCGCCTCCTCGATCTTCGTCTTCATCGTCCAATACGTCGCCGGATCATCCAGCTTGAGGAGGTTTTGCGAGGTGTCGTTTGTGACCTGCAAAGCACTCGTCAACGCACGCAGATTCGCATCAGATTGACCCGCATAGGCAGTCGAGAGCACCTGATAAACTTTGTATTGCTGATCGCTGTTAGCTTTCCACCGCTCATAATTCGCGTTGTATTTCTCATATGCGCGATTGAGTGCCGCTTCATCGCCAGCGATCAGACCCGATGACATCCCGTTGAGCCCCTCCATCATAGCGAGGCCCCCGGCGCCGGATACCTTGCCGCCGATCGCCATCAGCGCGAACATCCATGGAGCGCCGGACATGATTTCGTTGATTTGAGAATGCGGCGGCGGCTCCGTGAACGGTTGCTGTGAGGCTTGAAATTCCCGCGCTAGAGAAACCTGCTGCTCACCCGATCGGCGCGTCTCGGAGACTATATCCTGCGCAGCGGCGCGTTCACGTTCTCCCTCCGTTGCGACTTCCTTCCTGTACTCAGCCATTTGCTTGTCATAGCGCGCTTCATCGCTGGGAGTGGATGGCGCGGAAGGCTTTGCAGGAGTGGCCTTAGCTTGAGGGACGGAAGGAGTGGACGGTCCCGTGACGGCGCCGGGAATGCCCTGCAGTACGTCCCCGCCCAGACTCCACAAAGGGTCCGTTGGATCCGGCTGGAAGGTGTCAGCCATATTCACATCCCGTAACCGGTGTACGAGGCGTACCCGGTCGTCTGGTCCCCGTAGGGAGCATTAGCGAAACTGGTGTTGATCTGGCTCATGACATCAGAGCTAGTTTGCGACGTCGCGGCAGTTCCAGCCGCATTGATGTCTGTCGCCATGCTCGTTTGATCGGCCGCGCTACCGCCGACATAGCTCGATGCTGGTAGCGATGCGCCAGCCCCGGCCGCTCCCGCTGCCCCGGCCGCCGCACCTGCCTTCTGCAAGGCATAAGCCTTGGCAAGGTTCGCCGAGTAATTGCTTAGGGCGCCCGCAACTTGAGAATTTGACTGTAGCGTGTCGGCCACTGCCTGCATGATTGGCGCGCCGCCGACAGCAAAGGCCGAGAACGCATTCTGGAAATTCTGGTCGACCTGCTGAATAGCGTACTGCTGACCCTGAATGATCGTCTGCTGGCCCGCCTGCGTGCCCGTCAGCCATGAGTCGTATGCCTGATTCCCGGTAGCGAAATAACTATTCAGCATTTGCTGTTTGGTCATTAGTGCTTGCTGGTCAATCTGCGCGAAATAGGTCGCTGCGGTCGTCGAATCCGCATTTGGTCCGAGCGTTTGCACCACTTGCGCCTTAGCAGCTGCGACCTGTGCATCGAGCTGCGCCTGATCCCCCGGCTTTAGGGTGCCGCTCTGGTACTGCGTGAAGTCCTGACCGGCGATTTGACCCACCTGCGTCGAGCCCTGAATCAGCGATTGTCCAGCTTGCTGAGTCGTCGTGAGATTCTGTTGTTGTAGCGGAGTCAACTGCCCCGTGAGTCCCCGATTCAAAAGGGTATTGCCCGCAGAAACGGCTGGTTGACCCAGAGAATAGAGCGGGGAAACCGCTGCCTGATTAGATTTCGTCGCCTGATTGGCGCCAAACAGACCGAGTCCGGTCAAAACCCCATACGTCCCCAGACCGGACAAGGGATCATTAGCGTTCGGCGCTCCGAAGAGATTGGACCCCAGACTGCCGGGAGAGGCGGCGGTTCCGTCTGGGGAGTCCTGCGTACTAGTCCCAGCTTGTGGCGGCTGCGGGACGGACGGGTTTTGCATCATTCCCGGTATCGCAGAAGCGCCCAAGGCTCCGGCACCCATGAGTGCAGCCGATGTCGGGTCATTCGTCTGATAGTTGGGACCGATTTTTAAAGGCTGGCCTGCTGCCATGGCGGAGTTACTCCCGACGGTAGACTGTACTCTAGCTGTGCGGCCCTGCGCACTGCCTGCGGTATTTCCCAATGACCCAAAGCCTTGCACTTGCGGAGCCTGACCGGACACCCCGGTCCATTGCCCCTGCTGACCCGACTGATATTCACCGATCATTTGAGTCAGCAGGTTCCCAATCGCTTGTTTCTCCGGCGCACCTTGAATAGTGCTGGTGTCTTTCCAACCGCCGGGGCTCATGGCATTGATCCACGGTTCTACGGCTTTTGAATAGATCGCTTGAGGTGAATCCGTGGGAGATATTTGCCCGCGCGCGAGCGCTTGATTGATCGTCTGCGTCATGCCCTGCATGAACTGGTTTTCGCCCATGCGGCCGTACTTGCCATAGAACGGGATATTCGACCCGCGCGCATCGAAGATGCCGGCGAGCATCTGGTAATTCGTCGACGGAGAGGCGCCCGTTACGCCCGCCGCGCCGTGCTGCTTGTAGGCTGCGGCGTACTGATCCCAGCCGATCGTTTCAGGATCCTGCTTGCCGGGACCAAATAGCGAGCTAGCCGCACCGACGGCGGCACCAACGCCCATGCCGATGAGCGTCCCCACGCCGGGGATAATCGAGCCTATCGCCCCGCCAGCCTGCGCTCCGAGGAGTACATCACTCCCGGTCGCACCAGACTTCCATCCCTTGGCGAAATTGTAGAGCGCCAGCGGGGCGGCTATATCCCCTGCGATCCCCCCCACTTCAGAAGGCAGCAGTCCCGTGTCTGCCCCCAGCTTGGCGGCATTCACGCCGGCTGTGAGGTCGCCCATGGCCCCACCCTGCTTTACTCCAGAGTAGATGCCGAGGACGTCCGTCGCTATTCCTGCCCCGTACCCGACTTCTTTCGGGAGTGCACCCAGTCGCGAACCGAGAGAAGCCGCCGACGCACCAGCGCGTACGTCTCCTGCAACCCCGCCTTGACGCGAGCCACCATAGATGCCCAGAACATCTGTAGCACTCCCCAGTAATGGATTCTGATTTCCGGTGTTGATGTTCATGTCAGCCCGAAATACGCATCGATGTTCTGATGATCGATCGCGTGAATTCTCAACCAATCGATGCGCTGAGATTGGTTTTCCCAGCTGACCGTCTTGAGTCCTACCGTTCCGTTGAGCACTACCGTACCGGCGATTTTTCGGAGCGTCGTATGGCGATTGGCATGGCGTAGCAGCCAATCAGAATCAATCGCCCCCGTAAGATCCAGCGGCGGGAGCGTCGTCCCGGCTTTCGATAAGATGAGGTCATATGTCCTGTGCCTCATGTGATGCCACATGATGAAATTCTCTTCCCCACGCGGATCATCGAAGTCGTAGAACAACTCCGAGTGCGCCGCCTGCGGATAGATTTGAATCGTCATGCCAACCGCTTAACCACCATATAACTACCAGCCTGCACGATCGTCGCGTTGGCACTGGTTAGATTCTGCGCCCACTGCAGGGAAAAAAGTCCTGCCGTTGATGTTTTAATGCCCCCCTTGAATATAAGAGTATTTGAGACAACACTGCCACCAACTAGAGGTTCAGAGGCTGCCGAGCCAAACGCGACTATGGATGGCGCCACAGAATTCTGTGTTACGCCTGAGAATAGAGTGTAATTCGCCGCCGCCGGATCGAGAGTGCCGCTGTACGCTAACGTAAACAGTATCCCCGGTGTTCCCCCAGTGGCCCCCGGAGTGTTGCAGGAAAGGTATACCTCATAGGTATAAATCCCTGTGGCTGTCAGGTTCACCTGCAAATCCGGATCGTTAGCCAACACCACAGTATTTGCGCGTGACGTGCTTGCCAATTTCGTTCGCACTTGATTGAAGCTACCGAGCGAATAGCCGACGAGCACCCACGCATTTGCACTGGCACTGTAAATGAGGCGGTATATCCCCCCGACAACCAACTGATTAGGTTGTAATCCTGTCCCGTCACCGTTGGTAATAGTCTTTGCGCCTAACGCATTCACCTGCAGCGTCGGAGTACCGGAGGTGATGGTGTTCGCTACCTTGATATCTAGCGTTAACCCATCCACCAAAGAGACAGTCAGCGGCGCACTGATCGTCACCTGCAGAGCGTTGACGACACCGGTATCGATGACATACAGGCTATAGGTGCCGATATCATCGATCGCATTCCATACGTTCGTGAAATTGCTATCGAGGTTCGCCAACGACCACGGTGGCGCCAGCCCAGCAAAAGCGTTCTGTGAAGGTAGCGGTTTGCTCATAGCCAACGGTCCCGTATCTTGTAATCGAGTGCCAAAAGATGCGTCTCAGCGTGAAAACCGGTGAACGTAAGTGTCAGGCCGACATGTCTCCCAAAACCACCCTGAGCGTCTGTCACCAGCAGGAACAGGCCGGGAGCTACCCAGCCGCCCGTCTGCAGTGCGTTGTTGATCCAGAGGCCCTGCACACCGAATTGGTTGATCCAGTTTCCAGTTGCCAGATTCTGATTTAACGTCAGCGGTATACTGGTAAATTCAGTATCTAAAGACAGTGCAACATTAGTACCGGTGTTGAATGCGTAGAATTCCACGCCGGCCGTGATCGCTTCTTTGCGCGCCAGTTCATCTTCCATCGGCCACAGCTTCGTAGTAGCCGAGGACGCCGGGAGATTGTTCTCGTCGACAAAGAACTGGTACAGCTTATTTCCTATGAAGCCAAATAGCGCCGGCTCATTGGCTACCATTCCAGTCACGATGAACGTCACCGCTCCGAAATTGCAGAACCACCAAATGTCGGTGTTCTCAGTGACACCGGTCTGAGGCGCAGTGTCTGACTGCTGGAACCACAGGGCGATTATGTTGCGGTTCCCAAATGTCGGATCGCCGGTCTGCTTAAGCAGAAACGCGCCACACAGAATGCTTTCAACGACTACCTGCCCGCCGGATATCTGCTGCGTGAAGTCAACGTACTGCCACGTCCCATCGATGTCGCCCGACACCTTGGGCGCCGACACGCCGAATAGCGTATGGCCGCCGTATTTGCTGGCGAACATCAGATAGCGGTCGTAAGCGAAAATCGACGCCGGCTGGTCCGTGCCTATCAGTGCTTGGATGTTCTGATTGGAGAACAGTGGTGTCGGAGGAGATGCGCCACTCGGCACGTACACGTCCGATATCGCATTGATCGACGACTGCGCAATCAGGTAGAGATAGCCGTTCTGGGCCTTCAGCCGCGAAACCGTTGACCGGATTTGTGGGTCCACAAGCGTGACGACTTGCGCCCCGTTGGCAGCCGTAAAGTTGGCCGCGACGTAGCCGATCCCGCCGCCGTTCCCTGTGACGTAGAGCTGCCGGTTGTTGACGATCCAGACATATTGCGCATAGACCGCAATAGACTGTCCGGCAGTAGGGACTCCGGCACCGGTGATTTTGGTAAATGTCGCTCCGTCATAAGAGTAATACCCCGTTGAATCAATGAAGAGAATCGCTGTGTTCTGCCACTGGTCGCACTGCGAGCCGGCACCAGAAAGCAAATTGCCGACATTTACCTGTGCCGATGTGTGCGCGTTGATGTTGTAGAAGAAAACCTTGCCGTTGCTGGCGAAGTTCACCAGATATTCGACCCCGTTGAGGTTGACTCCCTGCGACCAATAAATTGTGTCCGTAGTGTAGTCAACTAGCGCCGAGGACAGGTTGTGCACGACATGCAGGTTCTGATTCCCGATCGGAATCATGTTCACTAAGTCGTAGAAATAATCATCGGGAATCGCGGTGCGCGACGCGCGCGTGTACACGCCCTTAAATGCGCTGAATGTCTTGTTGAGAAGAGGGGCCGGATCCCCTTGGGCGCCAGCATTCGGTTGCGGTATCTGGCCCATTACGGCAACTTCGAATAGGGATTCTTGATGATGCGGCTGGCCCACGCGAGCGCACAGCGCTTCAGTATCTCCTGATAGAGGTCAAGGAAATACTTGGCCTCACCCTGCGCCTGCGGTTTTAACTTAGCTTTGTAAGCCGCGTAATACTGCACCGGCTCCGTAAAGGGCACCGGGATAGGTTCAGGATCGGCGTCGGTCACAAGCGCGACCGGGATAACCGCGACGTCCCAGTCGCAGGGGTAATTCTGGTTCGGCACGGGGCCAACACAGATTTGCGTGGCGCCGATGCGCGTGAAAGCTATCGGCCAATCCTGAAAGTTCACCCAGCCACGGATGAACGCATCGAATTGCGTGTACGGCAGATACTGCAGCTTCAGTCGCTCGTTGTTCACGATGACCGAAATCCCCATGACGTCGACGAGGTTCGCGCCAAATGGCGCAGGCAGGAACGTCTGTGGGGTGTAGAATTCCACGCCCTGCGAGAACAGCATCGCAGGATACGTGCTCGACAGCAGCACCTGACGCAACGCTTTCGAGTCCTGACAGACCCGATTGCGCGCTTCGTTGATGTAGCCGGTTACTTCAGCGGCAGACCAGAGGAGCCCGTTGGGATCGTGCAGCAGGTTGTTCTGCACTTGGGACAGGTAGGTGCTGAGCGCTCCCACATCTCACTGCCCTAGTGGTTCCCGTCTTTGATCTTGCGCGAGGGTTGATCGGGAGCCGCAGCCGTCACGGCTCCCGTCTTCCCACCACCTATAGGCGAGGGCACCCGCGCATCTGGTGATTCTGTCGACTCCGGCAGTTCCATCTGTGGAAGGCCGGAATTCTCTTCCGGTTTCCGCAAGCGTAACAAATGCGGGAACGGCGGCACTTCTTCGAAACGTACCTGCGTCCGCAGCGTATCGAGTCCCGCCTTGGTGTCGCCGCTAGATGCTACCCAGCCGAGACGCAGCAGCGCCGGCATCTTGTCCTGAATTTTCGGGTCGTCCGATCGCTCCGGCAAGCCGAAGCCAAAGACGTGACGAGCGACGTCCATGTGGACATCATTGGGGACGTTGTGACGGAAAATGTAATTCTCCCCGTCATAGCGGCCTTCGATGTCCACTCCGGTCGTCTGCGTGACCCGAATGAAGTTCTCGACGTGTAATTCCAGCTTCGCCATGTGCCCTTACCTCGTCATCAATTGATGACGTTGAACGTCGATGTCGCTGTCGT